TAGAAATCCATGGTGTCAAAAGATAGGCCAGCCTTATCAACAGCATTTTTTAATAATTCCATTCTCTTAGCTGGATTCGTTTCGTTGACCATCTCCAGAGTATTAAGGAACGGTCCGCCCAGCATAGCATTTAACTTACCAACAGATTGTGCTGCTGTATCAAACTTGTTAAACTGTTCCGTTATGTTTACCAACTCATCAATCGCCAAGCCAGTTGCCTTAGCTTGCATCTCAAGCTGCTTGAAAGCATCAACGCCTTCTGAGCCTAACGCGGCGATTTGCGGGCCGAACTTTTGGAAGTCTTGAGCTATCTTGTCCGCAGATACGCCCAAGTCCTGAGCGAACGTAAACAATTCTCTTTGTAGTTCCTCTGCTTGGCTTGTGCTCATACCTAAAGCTTTGGTTGCAAACTGTAAGTTTTGGGCTGTGATTTCGGCCGAGACGCCTAGCTCGTTTAGGACTGCGGTTGTCTCAGCTAATTCTTTTTGCTGGGTGCTGGACATTTCGGTGAAATCTGTCACATTTAAGAACAAGGACTGAACCGACTGGCCGGCCTCTGCCGCGGAAACACCTGCTGTGAATAGTGAGCGTTCTAGGCCGCGTATTGTACTATCAAACTCACCGCCAGCGCCGGTGGCTCTTCGGAAGTTAACAATGGCTTGGTCTTGTTCCAGAGCAAGCGCAAACGTAGCTTCTTTGACCTTGGTGAAAAGGCCAACCGTCATGTTTACGGGGGTAGCTAGTAATTTAAACTTTTTTGCTGCGGCTCCTATGGTTCCCTCTGGGTTCATTAGGAGGTCGGAAGCAAAATCTTTACCGGGCGTATATTCTTGGAGCCCGGTCATCCGAGTAATAAAGTTTTCGGCGCCGTCTTCTAGTCTTTCTTGTATCGCTCGGCGTCTTTCAGCTAGGTCAAGGGATTTTTGGTCCTTTTTAAGCTGGTCATCTTTAATTTTTAGTAAGGCTTTTTGCCTATCTACTTCCTCTTGTGAAACTTCCCCTAGTTCGAGCTGAAGTTCAAGTTCCTTGACCAACGCTTTTTGCGTTTCAACAGTATCCCTTAAAAGATCGAGTTGTGCCTCTCCCTGCTTTCTTTTAAGTTCTTCTATCTGCTTTTCATACTCGGCCAACTCATAGGCAGACGCACCAGCCTCTTTATAAGCATCCCTTTGACGCTCGGCGGCTACCACTAATTGCTCAGCCCTCGCTAGTCTTTCGCCAACGGTACCTTCACCTAGATCTTCGTCTTCAATACCCATTCATAAAACCCTTATTTAAAAGGCCATGTTAGGCCGGTCTCTTTTTCAAAAGACTTTATGGAACTATCAAGCTTTGCTCTGTTTTTGTATGTGGTTGGGTGGTCGAGACCATATCTTTTAGCGGCCTCGATATACCTTTTTTCGCCATTAAGGGCGCTGGCAAACGAACGAACATCTGACTGTGTACCCCGTATAGAGACCGGAGGAGTGTATTTGCCAAACATGGCCTTTAATAAATGTTCAACCCAGCCCCCGAACATAGCCAAAAAGCTTTCATTAAGTTCCATCTTTCTGAGTTCGTTGAAATCAATAACAATTTCAACCATTTTGTCTTCGTTGATAATCTTGTTTTCTTTTAAGCCGCTGAAGGCTGCTCTACGAATCATAGATTTTACAACTTCTAAGTTCTTTTCTTTATCTTCGTCTTGCAAGGCATCAAATTTTTGGTTTATTTTGCTCTTCTTGAGGCGAGCCATTAGTTTTTCTAAATTTTTCTGAGCTTCCTCTGGCTTGATAAGAACTTTTTTGGATAATTGTTTTAAAATGTCCGCGGTTTCTCCTGAAGTAGCAGTGTCCCCAGTGCTGGATGCACCTCGCAAAGATACTACTGAAGAGTCTTCTTCCCTGAGGGCAACTTTCGATACAAAGTATTTTCTGACTACATTGCCAACTTTATTTATTACGCGCATGTTGTTGTATGCTTCTTTCCCAAGTAGAACAGTTCTTTTAGACAAAACATCAATAGCTTTGTCTTGTATTTTAGCCAGCCGGCGTCGGTCTATATCAGCAGTATCTTCTGGTTTTGGCTTAGATGGGTCTGATGGGCCTGATGGGTCTTTAGCTCCCCTGCCGGCGCGTATGGCTTTTAGTGCTCTTTTTCGTGATTCGCTGCCCTTATCCAGACTAAAGCCTTTTGCCTCAAAGTTTTTAATTGTTTTAACCAGCCACTGCTCTAGCTTTTCAGCCTGAGTTATCTCGTTGATAGGACTAATCATTTTAGACAGTTTATCTTTGTTTTTAAATAAATTATCTTCTCCCTTTTTTAGCAACCTAAGTGCATAATGGAGAGACTTATAAAACCTGTAGGCGCCCAAGAACGCCTGATCGTCCCCTTCCGGGTTTGCTGCCGCGGCAAGGCCCTCGTCGGTATCAAGGTCTAGTCGCTTCATGGTTTGTTTAAATTCTTTAAATATAGGATTCGTTGCTGAGCGGCCGAACGCTTGCGCCATCTGGCCGAAACCGTCTTGCTCCATCATTAAAGAGTTGTCTAAGGTTGAGTCTATTTCTTCGTTGAGGCTGTCCATCCGTGGAGTTCTCCCTGTATATAAATAGTTTCATAAAGCAAAAAGACCGGAAGACACTAACGCCTTCCGGACTTTGATTTATTGTTTGCTTCTTCGATTTGCTCATTCTCTTTTTTAACTTGGTCGACAAGCCGCTGAAGGAACCATCTACGAATGGTGATGGGAAGGTTATAGGCCTCCATAAATGACCAATTACCGTGGTATTTTAAGAGAAAGAATTCTTCATATACCTCGGCAATATACTCATTGCTTAGACCAAAAAAAGTCCACCGTTAAGGGGATATCTACCTCCTTCTCGAAGCCACACGCTTGGCAAGCAAAGTGCTGCGTCATGTCTAGTCCGGGCGTGACCTTAAGAAAGGCGGCACGCAGATATCGAGAATCATAGGCCGGCAAGTTATTTACTACCTTGTGAATGACTTCAAGCTCATCTACCCCATTCACAGAAACAATAACCTTTTTAAGTTGGTCTGTCAAGTTAGTTTCAATACGGTTCTTATACTTCTTGTTTGCCTGCATCTTTGCTGCAAGTTCGTTCTCGTCCTTGCTAGTTAGCAATCGGACTTCTACCTCGAAACCAGTTCTAGGAAGCTTGACAAGGAACGTTCCGTGTTCTGTGGCAACAATGTCATGTTCTTCGTGGTCATCACCATAATATTGCTCAACGCCGGCCAAGTCAAACGTGTTTTCTGATACGGACGCGCAGTTAGGGCATGTTACCTTAGTTGTGTAGTCGGGTCCGAAGCCGTTAATTCTGGATGCCACAAGGATAGCGTTCTTGTCTCCCGATAGTAGAGAACCGACGTTGATTCTTTGATTAAGAATAACATTCTGCAAGAACCTATCAATGGCGACACCCTTCTTTAGTAGGGTAGGGGATGTAAGAATATCTTCATCCCTAGCTGTCATATACTTAATCTCGATTGTTTCTTGATTATGCAGTGGATGATTTGGTGAATAAAACCTGCCCTTTGAAGGAAGGTCCACCAATTCTGTTGGGGTTGCGAAGTCTAGGGAAGGCTTCGCTGCATCGGCAACGGCAGGTGCTGGGTCCGCACCGGCTGAAAACCGCTTATTATTGTCTCTCATTATTACCTCTCTGGTTATTAAATACCAAGTTGTTTTTTGTATGCGTCAAAGCTATTACCAAATAGCGCTTTTTCGCCGGCGCTCAAAGCGTTAAACTCTTCTTTAAGCTGTTTTTCAGTTGAAGGCGGCGTTGTCAAGGTCTGATTAATACCAGAAAAATAACTAAACGCCTTTTCGTTTCCTTGTTCTGGGAACTCACATGTGAATGTTTGGTATCCCCATGTAACAGTTATCTCGACCAAATCATCACTGGAGTAGTCTAGTTTTCCAAAGTCGACTTCGGCAGGGTATGCATTGATTAGGGTCCATGATTCTATTACTTCGCCGCGGGCGTCTAACTGGTCTATTTCCACTCTTGGAAAGCCATTAAAGGCGCCTGTTTTGGTGGCGTCCGCAAACCCGTTCGTTCCGATATAAGACTTGCTCGGACCACCAAAATCAAAAGTTTCTTCATAAGCTTGTTGCTCCTGAAACCCTCCTCTTCTTAAATATCTTACCAATTTTCTTGTTGTATTAGGGTAAGCAGGGTCTATCAATGTCATTGTAACTGGTTTTAAGTTTGGTGTCAAGGAATTTATGATAGGATCTGCTTTGGCTGTTTGACTATAATATTTATCTTTGTTTAAATCAATGACTGAATATCCGGGCTTATCAATAGTTTTTGCCCACCAGATATTGCCAAAGGAAGCATCCGTCTTGTCCGTAAACCCAGCATTGCCGGGGTCTGGTCTTGCGTCTTCAAGACTTAGGCCCGGAACTCGAACCAAAAAGCGAAACTGTGCTTTAGGGTCGTAGAAGTTGGTTTGACTAGTCCAGAAATGATGTTTTCCCGGATTTGGCGCGTCAGGCTCAGCCATGCTGCCTCACCTTAAGCGCCGGAAGGGGAGCCGGGGCCTTGGAAGAACGGATTCGCCCTGTCAGTATCAACATTAGCCAATGTATCACTCTCCGCAGTAAGAGAGGCCCAATCGTAGCGGAACTTAATTGTACACTCAACTAGGTCATCGCTAGAATAGTCTAGGTCGCCCCATGTCAACTCTTTGACCCAAGCGTTGTTGAGGGTCCAAGTTTCAATAGTGTTACCTTCTTCGTCAATCTGCTCAATAAGAACTTTGTTTAAAAGTATAGTGCTTGAGGACTTAGACATGGTTTTTAGTTGATTAGGGTCTGCTGGGATTGTATACCCCGCAGCCTGTACAAGTGCAGCCATGTTTCCAGTCAGTCTGGGCTCAATAGGGTCAACCAATGTAACCGAAACTTCGTTCCACTCGGCTCTACCGGGCCAGTAATAAGTGTGGTTTAGGTAAGAATGTGAAGCCTCACCAAAACTAACAGTAGGCTTGTTAGCCGTCTTGGCATACCAAAGGTAATTAGGATCAATCCCCGGGATCATGACCCGGAAGCGAAAACCTCTTTTCGGGTCTTTAGTCGGTGCGTTTGTCCAAAAGTTGCTTGCCATGTTATAGTATCTCCCTATCTATTTTTAAATAGTATCGAATCAAGTTTTAGTCCTCGAAAGAAGCCCCTGACCGTGTAATGATAAAGTCAATGGCAATGAACTCAATGGCCCTAGCAGGCTTGATGAACACCTTCGCGTAGAGGATGTTACGGTCAATTAGGTCCGGAGTTGTAGTTGTTTCGTCAAGAACAACCTTGAAGTCTGTGAGTCCGAAACGAACCTGAACATCACCGAGGAAACGATCTGCTCTGGACTTGAAGTTGTTCCAAGTAGCCTGAACGTTAGGCTGGAATAGTGTCGTGCTTGCAATTCTTGAAATCCCTCGCTTGAGGAAGATAAGAAGGCGACGAACATTAATACGGTCTAGCGCTGAAGGTGTAGCCTGAAGCGTCTTCTGGCCGAAGACCACAATACCCTCTGCGGGGAAAGAAGCAATCGGGTTGATGTTGACTTCGTAAAGGTCATCGCGGTTACGAGACGTTAGCTTGGTCTCTACGCCCGTTACAGTGAGTCCGCCGGCCCCAAGGGATAGGCCGCCTCTACGGAAGCCAGCAGGGGCAAACCAGACATCAGCAGCACGCTCTGTGTTAGCTAGGACGCCTAGAGCAACAACAGACGGAGGCATCGTGACAATCGTACCAGTCTGGTCGTCTCTGACCTTAACCCACGGGTAGTAAGCCGCGCCGTATGAAGAATTGAAGTTTCTGGCCTTCATGT